ATGTTAATTTCTTATAAAGATTAACGAACATTGATTCTGACATTTTTTCTTTTTGTTCTTCTTCAGGTTCGTCATCTGGTACTGAATCGCTCTCTTGGTCATCAGGTACGGGATCGCTCTCTTGGGCAGGATCTTCGTGATCGTATTTAGGATCAGGAGTTAATTTTTCAACTGGTTCTTCACTAGCTTCTGGTCCGCCTGCACCTTCGTCAACGTCATTTCTTGGGTTATACTCAGCGGCAGCTTGATTAGCTTGTGCTGTATCAGCAATTGCCGCATTTGTGTTGTCGGCGCCACTGTCTGGTGGATTATCTTCAGCCATTTCATAAGTCATTTGGTCTTCTGATTGAACTTCATCAACCATTTGTTGACCTTCATCACATGAATGTCCAGCTTCCATCATGCCACCGCATGACTCACATGCACCTTCATATCCATGCTCATCAGCATGACCTTCTTCGTCAGCATAGTCACCGTTACCAGCTTCACCGCCTGAAACTTTCTTAATCAATGCCATCATGCCATCATGGTCACCAACAACATCTAAACCACCGTGTTGTGGTTGTCCACCTTGTGGTGCGCCGTAACCGCTTGTGTTGTCACCACCAAACAAGCCTAAGCCTGCTGATTTAATTATATCTAGTAGTTGATCGGCTTCGCCGTCTTGTGCTGATACACTTACTGAATCAGGGGCACCTTGTTGACCCTTGCTGATAGAAACAGTCATGCCTTCAGCAACATCTTCTTTAGACTCTAGTAAAGCATTCAATTGCTTTTCTAAGGCTTCAAAAGCAAATGGGCTTTCTACTACTTCTTTATCTTTGAAAGTTTGACCAAATGCGTTGAATGTGTCACCTGGGGTCTTCATTGCTTGTTGCTTCATATAAGTAGTTTTATCCACTTCATACATATCGTCTTCCATAGCAGGCTCACGCATAGCTTGACTTGCCATACCAGGAACTGTTGCTGGAGGATTTGTTTCACCAACATAACCTTGAATTGGCATTTGACCATAACACTCATCTAGACCTTCTTTGAAGCCTTCGTGATAGTGTCTTGATTCTTCCATATCGTCATATGAGCAGTTGTAACCTTGTTTGCCCAATGCGTGTGATTTGCCGGCATGACGAGCCGCTTTTAATCTTGTGTTCATACCTTCTTTAACTTTCTTTTTGTCTTTTTTAGCATCTTGTGCTGCCTTAGCTATTGTTTCTTTTGTATTGTCATCATTGTCAATATCTGGGAAATCAGGCTTAGACTTCTTAGCTTCTAATGTCAATGGGCTTGCCAATGCATCACGTGGAGGCTGATCGGCTTCTTCAACTTGACCTTTATCTCTCATCTTAGCCAACTGTGCTCCTGCAATTTTAGGGTTAGTCTTTTTAGCTAATGCGGCGAAGCCGGTGGTAGCATTGTTAGGCTTACCAATATCTTTTTCATCAATCTTTACATTAGGATCATTCTTAGATGGGAAGCCAGCGGCTGCACGTAGACGTTGCATCGCTGTACGTTCTTTGTGCTGGCGGTTGTATATCTGCGAATCATCTTTTTCCATGTGCTTCATGTCATCATATCGACCTTTGACTGCACCTAATGCTGTACCCAATGCCGCGCCGCCTGCGAGTGCCGCAGTAGCACCAAAGTCTTCATCCATTGTTTTATCACGACCAGTAAACTGATCGTAAGCCATACTGTCTTTACCTGATATGTTAGATGCTACTGCTTTACGGTCATATGTATTATGCTTTACTGGAGTAGGTGTCATTCTATTAGGTTGACCTGATGGTGCTTTTGGTGGGTTGGCTGCGTTTATAGCATCAACTTTGTCATCATCATATGGATTGCCCATTTCATCTAACTCACCTTCTTTCATTTCTTCTGGATTACCAATAGTTACATCACCTTTTTTAAACATCTCTGCTGCCTGAGGACTTTTTGCCGTTGCAACAACTTTGCCTGAAGCGTCTTTAACTTCAACAGCACCTGACATAGGTGCAGTAGTATATTCTTCATTCAATGCTGTATCTAATTGGTCAAGATATTCTTTTAAGCTATGCTTAACAGTTTTCTTTTTGTCATGCTTTGGTAGCTTAACGTCTTTACCTTTGTTAACACCAAATGCACTGAAGTCATAACTCTTAACTTCTCCTGTCTCATCAGCACCCTTCTTAGGACGACCACGGCCCTTTTTCGGGGCTTCTTTTTTTGTTTCTGCGTCTTTATTGACTTTGCCAATTTTATGACCATATTGGTCACGAACATCTTCTTTACCGTGACTAGTACCATAAGTACCTTTATGTACTGTTGTACCTTCTGCTTCGTTCAACTGGTCTAGTTGTGATAATATACTTTTGAAATCCATGTTATATTCCTTTAATTATTTACTTGCGCCAGTTGCAGGCTTTGCAGGTCTTTTGATTGTACTCATTGGGCTCTTAATTCCTCTTGGATCATTATCCAAGTATGGCTTGAATGGATCAAACGCATCAGGAGTTTTCTTAGCATCATATGGTATATCAATCTTAGAATCTTTTGCTTGTGCTTGAATAGACTTCAAATATGAATCACCGTAGTTTTTGCTTGCTTCTTTAGCACCAGGTTGTTCTTCTAGTTCAGGATGCAATAGTAATGGATTATGACTCATCTCATTAGCGTAGCCTGCTGCCTCACTATTGATGCTGTTATCAAAGTCAGATGAAACAACACGAATCATATCAACTTGACAACCTAATAGTTGTGCAATCTGTTGAATCATTGGCTCTGTCGCTGGATAGCGAAATTCTGCTTTGATGATAGTAACAGACTGGTTACTCAAATTAGGAAATCCATATGGATCTTTTTGTATTGGTGTGCTAGTAGGCTCGCCAATTTTAACTGGATCAAACTTATTCAAGTTGTACTTAAACAAGTCGATAAAGTTCTTATCAACGTCCCCGGCAATTTTAATAGTGTAGTTATAAGTGTGAACACTCTCTACGATGTATTGTTTTAGGCTCTTCATTTCTTATTCCTATATTCTGTATTTATCATTTATCGTCTGTTTTGGCAGCCAACATCTTAAGCAGTTCATTACGGTCTAAACTCTTACCCTCGCCTAACGGAGTTGCTTCAATTTCTTCAGATTTTCCTGCAATTTTTTGATCTAATCCAGCTTTCTTTAGCTGTAAATCAAGCATTTTTAATTTCTTGTTAATCTTTGCTGTCTTTGCTGTAATAGCATGGCCTAACATTGTTCCCGCACTATTGAATATTTCGCTTGCAAAACGACTGTCAACTTGCATACCCAAATCCATCAAGTCTTTATAGCTGTTTGTTGCCATGCTTGCTAACTCATCCATCTCGGTATCAGCTACTTCTAATCCACGAACTTGTGGTAATGCGTTCTCAATCTTCTCTAATGTATTAAGTGCTTCTGTTGTTATTTCTTCAGCCCTTTCCGGCATGGAAATAGTCAAACCCCTAGATTCATCTTGAGGCAGTTCAAATAGTTCTTCGAGTTTTTTGGTCATGAAAGTATTTATTTACTTTCGTTTACCGTTGTAGAAAAGGTCATCTTCTGTGATGACTCTAAACGTGTAACCCTGTGCTTTGCAATATGCCATTGCGGCGTGCCATTTAGCGTGATTAATTGCTACTACCATTCTGTCTTTAGCATTAGCAACTTTACTTTCAATAAGACTTTGCTTCTTAGGTTTAATTTCTACAACTTCTGCTATTTGTTTACCAAACTTATTCTGATAAACTACAAAGAAGTCAGGGATATAATTCTTTGCTTGTCCTGTAAATGGATTACGATAAGGAACTGATATAGCTTCACTAGCCCAATACAATACACTATTATTGTTATCACAGAAATTCATAAACGTAAGTTCCCAACCACTGCGATATTTAGGTTGATGTTTGCCTACGTATTTCTTAGGATTTTTGGGAGCAAATGTCCCTTGTGCGTACTTAGCCATTAGGTTACAATGTTTCTAGCAACTGCTTCATTGGGTTGTGGTACTGTACCAAAACCATATATTGATGTTTTAGATTTAAAGCTATTCAAATAATAAGCAATGACTGTATTAGTTTCAAGTTGAGTTTTACCTTGAATATAACTTAATAATTCTAGTACTGGGAGTTGTGTTTCTTGTGCGATTCTAAACAAATAAACTGTGAAGTTACCTGCTATTTGTGTAGTACCACATGTACTCTTAAAGTATGAAAATACAATATCATACTCACTGGCGTTAACAATTAAATCAAATGAATAAAATTCATCAAAAATCTTAACTGTTTGGTCTAAGTTTGAACGTGTGTCAATAATTCGTGCCATATAAATCTCCGTAGAGTATTTATACTATTAACCTTGACCGGAGCCAATTCCCGTGACTATACCGGGTGTAGTTTGTCTGCCGGCGTTCGCTACACTAGTGTTGATTCCAGTACCGGTTGTAGTCCCGGTGGCAGTGATTTGTGCAGGTGCACTTAGTCCGCCGTTCGGCGCGCCCGCAACGTTGTTAGGGCTAGTGCCGTATCCAGGGTAGTATGTGTTGCTTCTTACTGCTCCGGGTAATTGTTGTTGAATTGTTGTTGCCAACATTGAGTTTAAATCACTTGTTGCAATTTGTTTTAAACTCTTGTTTTTAAATGTATTATATGTGGTACCTGCTGTACGAATAGCGCCCAATATATTACCACTAGATAAGTCATTAATGAATCCACCGGCTGCATCTACCAAACCACCTTGACCTAATATACTAGAATTAGAACCAAGTCTATTAACAGGACTAGGTGTTCTGTCGTAATTAGTTTCAAGACCAAATCCAGTAACAATATTACTTGGTGAACGACCATCTAATGCGCCTTCAGCATACTTAACTGTTTCATAATCAATGGTCATTGTATTTGCCATTGTGCCATTACCCTGTGCATAATCATATGTGTCATGGTTAAACGCTGTAATCACTGGATTGATTAATGTGTATTGGATAAAGTTGTGTTGATTCATTCCAAAGATTTGAATATTCTTAAAGAAAGGAATCTTGCTTATACCTTGACTTGCTTGACTAGTAGTACCAGATGGCTGACCATTCTCACCAATGAAGCCCCAATCTTCATCGCCAGTGATATCACCGTCATAAAGATTTCTTCTATTATAATTGGTGCCGCCTGTGTTGGTATTATTTGTATTTTGACGACCTGCACTAGAAGCAACGGGCTTAGTAGCATCTTTAAAATAATATGTATAATAATTATACCACATGTCATTCACTAAGTTACCATTGTCATCATGGAATGCAATGTTAATAGGTTGATATTTTATTTTAGTTTGAACTAGTCTCTTACGATTATATTGATTTAGCGTAGCGGTATCAATGGTATACTTAGGTAAATCAATTGTCTTTACAGCCAATCCAAAATTGGAACCCTGCGCTATACCTTTAGAGTATACGGCAGGGTTGATTTCAAAGTATACGTGAAATAAGAACTTGAACTTAGGGGCATACTGGTAAGAGTTAGCCCTAAATGTTTTTGCGGCATGAGTATAATCTCTTACATAATCGTTGCCAAAGAATCCTGCGGCAGTATCTTTTAACAGATTTTGAAAAAATCCACTCATGTAATAACCTTAAAGTTACTATTAAGCTTGGCCAGAACCAATACCAGTTACGATTGAACCACCTAGTACACGACCGATGTTTGTACCAACACCAGAACTCAATGGTGATTGAACTGCATTATCATATCTGATTGTCATAGCAATTTGTACTACTTCGTTTGTACCATAGTTCAAGTTATTGTAGTTTGCTTGTTGCAAGAAGCAACCATAACATTCCCAAGTTTCTAATACGACTGGTGCCGCTGTGCCATTGCCACCATCTAAGATTTCAATGTTTGTTTGGAACTTATAGTCTTGACCAGTTGCCGCAGATGCCTGCTCAACAAAGTCTAATTGCTTTTGTAATTGTTGTCCAACTAACCTAGATACTTGACCTTGTGCGTCATCTCTAACGTTAACTGTTAATGCTTGCCATTCGTGACGACCAGCAAGATACAAGGTTGAGTTGTAAACTGGAATTGTGATTTCACCAAAACTAACTTGCGGACGTGTGATATCTACAACTTGTTTAGTTAATTCAATAGTCTGACCAACACCAAAATTCAGAAAGTTAACTCTGAAACGATATTGTAATTTGGGCATCAACAAGCCTTGGTTACCACCAGCGTTATCGCTAGCTACGGTCATGTTGAATAATGATTGAGAGGCTGTTGCCATTTTTTAATCTCCTGTATACTTATTTATCTTTAATGTTGATACCCCCGAAGGGGTATCATTTACACGTTACCTGCTATCTCACCTGTGTTTAGAACACGAACCGGGATGTAGATGAATTCAGCAGCCTTAACTGGCTCAATTGCAACATCAATCCATAATTCACTTCTATCTATACGAGCTGGTGTGTTGTTACTTTCGTCACAAACAACCAAATAATCATATAGACCACGTTTAGCAACTAAGTCAACTAACAATGTTTGTACAACACCTGCAATTTCATTGCGTGTTAATTGGTCGTTAGGTTCGAATACGAACGGACGAGCCGCAATAGTCAACTGACGGCGTACATAGTTAACTAGTCGTGCAACATTGATTCTATCCAATGCAGATTGACTGTTGAAACTATTCTTGTTACCATAGTTCAACAAGCCAACACCAGTGAAGAATACCATTGGGTTGATTTGATTGATGTATAATACATCACGGATGCCAATACGTGTCTTGATTGGCTGAAACTCACCTGTTGTGCGATCCAAGTAACCAATGTTCAACGCATTGTCAATGTTGCCGCGGCGTGTACCAGCTGGAGCTAACCAAGGATA